AATTCTGAATTGAAGGAACTGGTCGGCGCCGATGCCGCTAGGTTCTATGAGCATGCTGGCTACGAGGTTGAGACGTGGGCTGCTGGTCGTCGGGGGATTGTGCGCGGCAATGGCGAGTACATGGTGTCTCGTAAAGGTCTTCGCTGGTGGGAGGTTAAGTCTGAGGGTAGGCGTTATCGGTTTGGTTCTCAGTGGGAACTGTTGGCTTGGCTGTCGGATAGGATTTGATTTCGGTGACTAGTTTGCTTGGCGTTGACGTTGATTGGTTTGCCCAGAAGGAAGGTTGGAGGGTTCATACAACGCAGAATTCGCCTCTTTACGGATTTGTTTCCTATAACCATAAGGTGTTGTGGATTACGCGTCTAGGTCAGCGTACTTGGAGGATGAATAACGGTGCTAGTACTTTTGCTTTTGGTTCTCAATATGATTTGCTGCACTCGATGATGAGGGAGTTTGGATATGAGGAAGACGATTAGGGCGCTTTGGCTGTGGGGCGCACGAGAGGTCTACACATTTAGTGGCTCACACATTATTTATTGTGGACAGACAGCGTTTCGACTTATTAATGAATACACAATGGAGATATGGAGTCCGTATGAGACACATAGTGGCACAATAGTTCATTTCGATTCACCTGACGAAGCAAACTATGCGCTTTATTATCTAGGAATGGAAAGTCTTGGTGTATTATGATGCAACACACGATTGAATGGGACGGTAGCTGGTCAATTGATGGAGAACCCGCTACTTCCGATGAGGTGGAATCTCTTTTGAATGACTATTTCCGATTTGACGCTGACGACAAGGAAGATGATGTACTATCTGAATGATTATGCGGATCAACTTTCTCTTCAGGATCAACTTCCTGATGCGAAGATTATTACTCGCGAGGATCGAATTCTGATTGATCTGGATGACTATCGGCTTGACCTTTATGGCTGGCCAGATAATCGGGTTATTTTCTCAGACAAGATTACGGGACAGAACACAATCAAGCGGTTTGGTTATCGCGCCACAAAGAACTGCGAAAACTATTATCTGGACTGCCTGGAAACCATTGGCGTAGACACGGGAGTGTTTAGGAATGTCGATTAGATTTAACAAGTTGAGCGAAGACCTGCTTCAGGCTGTATCACAGTTTGATCCTGAGTCAACAAAAGCGATTTATGAGCGATATAAGGATGGTACTGCTTGCACATACGAGCAGCACCGAGTGGAATTTATGCAGGCAGAATGGGGTATTGTTATCTTCAAGCGAGATACTACGTGGGTTATTCATAAGAAGTACGTGAAGGAGAGTGAGACACTGGTCAACATTATTACATAATAATTAACCCCTCACGCGGATGGCAGGCGTGAGGGGTTAATTAGTTTCTATTAGGGTCGCTCTGCGGTAGCCGCTAGAGCCTCCCATGCTCGCCACGTGGCGGGGCCGAAGACGCCGTCGACGTCGACGCCTAGGACCTGTTGGAGGGACTCGATGACGCGGTCATGGGCCGCCTCGCTGGCCGCTCCCCAGATTCCATCGGCTTGTGTGCCGACAACCTGCTGGGTGTAGGCGACACCCCAGGGGAACTCTCGCCCACCCCATGTGCTGGCCTTGATGACGGCGCACATGCGCTTCTCAGTGTCAACGCCAAGGATGTTGTCCTGAACGGCACCTAGGATGCGCTGTACGTCCCGAATGTTTCCGGTACCGCCAGTGACGGCAGCGTTGTCGTTGACGACCCGGATGCCATACACGATGTCATCCATATCGCGCTGCTTATTGGTGACGACACCACCATTGCCCTGACTGCCAGAGTAGCCCCAACTGGTATTACCCTCGACACCGTCGATCTTGGTTCCGTAGGGAGCGCTGGTAGCGATTCCGATATGGTCGGACTCCCCATCACCCTGCCAGTCGCAGGTGTAAAGGTCGCCGGGCCGGATGTCCCACTTGGAGATGAGAACACCTCGCTGCCTGGCCTGCGCCTCACGTCCGGGGACGTAGGCGCTCACCCAGTTAATCCCAGACTTGAAGAGCACGTAAGAGACGAACATATCGCAGTACGGGACGCCGCTGGCACCGAAGGACGGTGATCCAGTTACCTGGGCATACCATCGTCCATATTTGGTGCCAGGTGCATCGTCAGCCCACCGGGAATACCCGATCTCTTCCCGGGCGGCAGCGATGATCTGTGCGCGAGTTGGCATTAGGACGCCTTTCCGCGGGGACCGACGTGGTTGGCTGCGACTCCGAAGAACGCGGCGAACAGGAAGTTTAGAGCCGCGATCTTGTCGCCGTCGAGGACTCCCCAGACTCCGAGACAGACGAGGACGCCGACGGAGACGATGTAGAGCCACATGCGATATGCGTCGGGGATGAAGGGAGGCTTTGGTGCTTCGTGCTCACCCATGGTTTTTCTCCTTGAGGTAGGAAATGATTTCTTTCAACTGACGGTTCTGTGCGTCTACGCTAGAGCCGCCATGATTTGGTTTGACGTGATACTGCACGTCCTTGAGTTTTGTCTCGATGTCTTCGAGGCGATCAAGGACGCTGGGCATCCCGTCTCCACCATCCCACGCGTTGAGCATGGATGACAGGTGGTCCATGAATCGGGACGCTCGGTATACGAACCGCCCCGCGATTGTCGTTAGGGACACGATGCCGAGAATGAGGGCGACATCAATTGTTGTAGGATTAATGTGTATCATCGGACAAAGATTTCTGCGAACATATTGCGTGTCTCGGGCGAGTCGGAGAAAAGTCGCCCTTTTCGATATGTGCTTCTCATGATGCTGAGAACCTTGTCTCCGTACATAAGCAATCTTTCTCCCTCTCTAAGGTCTGTGACCTTATAGGCCCATCTTACACGGTCTCCCTTAGGTTGGCGACGCTGGGCGAACCATGTGCCGCCGTCGATCCATACGGAGACTTCCCCGTCGGGGCAGCGGAGGGAGAATGCGTATTTTGCTTTTCCAGACTTTTTCATGACGAAGTCGTCGTAGTTGTCTGCGAATTTGTTGGAGATGGCATATTCTGCGTAGTCTTCGGCATGATTGGTAATGAATGATCCAAATCGCGTGTGCGCTACTTCGGACTGAAATTGTTGACTGTCAACGAAGTCAGTGACAATGAATCCGTCAGCATGCCGACTAATTCCTTCTTTTGGCTCGATGTGGAATCGAATGAAATATGGGTTCATAATTGAAACCGAGTTGGATAGCATTAGGCAGCGCACGCGGTCTTGATAGCGGTCGACGGTGGAGTAAAAGTCCATGAAGACTTTTGCCTCATCCGGGAGGTACCTCAGCGACCCCTTATCAATAATAAACTCATCGAAAATGATGGTATATACATTGGGGTAAGCAATCGACTTGTTTGCCTGTGCAGTAGACAGTGGAATAAAGTATCCGATGGTCTCCCATTTCTTACCCACCTTGCGTTGAGCGAACTGTCCTTCAACCCTGAATTCTTCATCAGGGAATTCTGATTGAATGTCTGCGAAGAAGGAGTTTCGTCCTTTGAGTTCTGTCTTGTAGCGGCGCAGGTATATGAATTGCTGCCCCTTGTTAATCGCGTTCTTGATAGCTATCTTCTTGGCACCGTAGGTCTTACCGAGACCGCGGGCACCCATCACCATATTAAAGACTCCCGCATACGAGAGAACTTTAGAGAATGAATAGTAACTGAATTTCTTCTTCATCCGTGCCGCCTAACTGTCCACCATCTCGTGGCAGCGAGACGGTCAATGGAATAGGTCACTGGACCATAATACGGATTACCGCCGTGGCCGATTAACGTATTCGAGTCTACCACCATATCCACGTGGTCTGTTTCTGGGTAGTAGGAACCCGTGCTCTTCCACGCCATAACGATCATGTCCCCCGGCTTCAGGAGAGCACGCTGCGCAGCCGTCATTGCCCCACCTCCACGGGGCATCACCTCGTAGCCACGGAAGTACTGGTCTCCCGTCCACGTACCCACATTGATGCCGGACGTGTCCTTGTAGGCTCGCCAGATAGATGCAGAGCAGTCACTGAACCCCGAGTTGTCTGGATCGAGCCGCCCCGGCGCTTGTCGATACCCGAATTTCCCACGTCGACTCATCATCCAAGCCAACGCCTTAGCGCCCGCAGAACCGTCGCTGGGCGGGGCCACAGCACCTCCCCCGCCCGCACCAGCCTGCGCCTGATTGCGTTTCGCCGCTTCTTGCTGGATGGCGTTGTTGATCGTCTTGGTGATGTCGTCGAGTTTTGCACCCCAAACATTATGCCCAAGCATTTCAGCGCGCACATTACCCCAGGGAGTTTTGACGATAAGTCCCATGGAGTCGTCAGCGAAAATTCGGAGATTGCCCCCAGAGATTGAGATCTGACCACTATCCGACGCACCGCTACCGTTTCCGGGCGTGGTATTGATCCTCCCTAGACCGCTCCCCACACCAGCGGTATCCCGATTCTTGATAATGTTGTATGCACCATTGTAGCGATTTGCGTATTGACCGAGGACACCGTTAGCGAGAATACCGCGAAGCATCCCATCGAGAGACACAGATCCACCAACATTGTTGAGCACCTGAAGGGCGTAGCGAGGACCTTGATGGTAGGCCACACACCAGAGAATGAATGCTTCTGTGTTTGTTTGATGGTCAAGCCCATATTGTTTGGCTGTTCCAACATACGCTTCAAGGTCGGCAACCAACTGGGCGTCTTGAATGTCGCTAGCGATTCTCAGCAACGGACCGAGCGAATTTCCCTCTTCACGAGAAAGGTAGTATGTGTTCCATGAAGTGCTTGTTTCCGCAACACTCTCCAATCTTGTTCGCAGACTTTGAGCAACCTGACTGTACTGTGTAGGATATTTGCTACGCATTTTGTTGAGAATCGCTGCTGCGCGCACACCGAACCACTGAGCAATGCCCACAGTAATTGGGTCATTGTAGTTAATGCTTAGATAGTTCATTGACGACTCAACCTGCCCAATCGCCTTGACAGCGACGCGCTTCATCTGGTCATCCCATGCCATTCTTCCTCCTAATGAAATCGCCTACCCTGAGTATACCAGGGTAGGCGATTCACTAGGTCACCAGATCTTGTAAGTCATATTGACCTGGTAAGTCTGGTTGGCTGCAAGAATATCTCCTGCGTACAGCCCCCCAATCTTGGGTGCGTATATGTACTTGTAGGTTCGGTCATTTCCGATAACCATTGCGGATACACCGTCATAAGGTCGAGCCCAACCGGGAGTGCCCATTAGTTTCGTGTCGTACCCAGCATTGCTCGATCCAATTCTGAAGGTGCCCTGAATATTAACCCAATCCCGATCTCGCTCGCAAACTAAATAGTTGTAGTCGTGAACGGCGGCGCCAGCAGTATACGGGTGAAGCGCTTCTGAGGGTGGGTTGTACCAACTGGAAGCACCATTAATCCAGTTCTTGAACAACTGCTTCACGTGAGTATAGCCAGCATCAGTGAGGTGCACATTATCCACCCCCTGGTCCCAGGTGCCCGCCTTGTTGGTGCCCATGTGGAGCCAGGTCCTAGACCCCTCACAAACAATGCCCCCGTACGGCTGGGATGCTTCCATGACCTCAAACGTGCGAGACACGCAAGAACGGGCCATCTGCACATACTGATTGAGGGACGACTCGTTGTAGGTTACGGGGAGGATCCTGATTTCTGCGTTGGGGAAGTAGGACCGCGCCCTCTGGAAGAACGTGCGAGCGTTGTTTGTGATTGAGTTTTGGGCTCGAATGTCATTCAGCAGATCGATAACGAAAAGGTATTTGGTGCGATTGCGCTTCACCTGATTCATTCCGTTATAGGCATTAGACAACTGTGTGAGGAAGTTGTTGTCAGCCGTTGAGGTGAATCCTCCACCACCAATTGCATAAACATTTGGATTCAGCCCTAGTTCCCTGCACAGCGACTCAGTCCACCGGCTTGCTTCAATTGTTGCATTGGAAGAGCCGATGACAACCCCCTCATTGAGTTTGGGGTCCTCAAGAAAGATATCATTCGATTCGGTCTTCGTGTAGTAGGACTGTAACCGAGTATTGGTTTCAGCGCTCAGGCGATCCAGTTTCGTCTGAAATTCCGTGAGAGAACGACGGTTCGACTCACTGAGTTTGTCTGCCCATGTACGAGTGGTGAGAACGACCTTCTTACCCTTAGGCTCCATGAGAGGGGCTTCAATGAAATCGTTATCCACCTCCTTGAATTCAGCGTCAATAAGGCGCCGCTTGAAGTCTTCGATAGTGGCTTCAAGGGCAGTCTTCTTGGCGTCGAGTTCCTTGTTCCAGCCGTCGTGAGTCTTTTCGACTTCGGTGACGAAGGTGTTTACCGTGTTGTTGAGTCTCTCAATGATCTTGTCCTGCTCGTCACCGAACGCGTTGACGTACTCAATAACATCAATGACGGAAGAACGTAGGCGCTGAAGAACCTCATAGTAAGTCAGGCCGTCGCGGTAAGTGAACGGGGTGACGTTGTTGATTGAACGATTCTGCACCCGCCATAGTGCCTGATCGATTGACCCGATGATCTGATCACCAGTAGCCATAATAAATTCCTCCATTTAATCCGTTGGGCGTGTGTGGTGCGTCAGTATCCCAGATCCCCATGAAGAGTTCCGAGAGTTCGGCGATAACGAAGTCGTCCACATTAACGAGAGTGTTCCTGTATCTCGCGATCATGTCCGACTTAGCCATATTATAGCCTGTTGACCTCGACCGCTGATTGTTCCGGAAATTAGAATTCCCCATGCCAGACGAATCCGACTTCGTGTTGTTCTTCGTGCCTGACGTGCTGCTTGCGTCGCTGATGCTCGTAGCATAGTCGCCGTCACCAGCAAGGCGTGTCTGCGGCGTGTCAGACCCGACCGTGCGCCCCTTGCTGTCCGTGCTCCCCGTTCCACTTGATGTCTGCGTGGACTGGTTGCTGTTCTGGCTAGTGCCGTCCTGAGACGTCTCGCTGACGCGTAGACCTCCATCGAGCGGGTCATTATTCTGTAGTTCCGCGAGGTACATTCGGTTATAACGCGGCATGATTCTTTCCATCTTGAGCGAGAGCCGCCAGATGAAGATGTCGGGTGTCTCGTGAGCAATCTCCTGAAGCCAGTATTCTCGCTTGATTCGATCATTTAGGGTTTTCCGATACGCCTCATCGAAAATTGGGTAGTCGTCGAGACCGATATGGTCGTCAGTTATTCTGACGACGTCCCGGAGCCGCATTGTCATTAAACTCATTCGATCACCTCATTTGGAGTAGTGTTTTCAATCGCAAGATAGTCATTCAGGTTCGGTGCAGCATTGTCGTCCACAGCCCAACTGCACGAGATCTCAAGACCGAATTTCTCGTTGATCTGCTCGCAAGCCAGTTCACGCGGCTTCATGAAAGACTCCCGCGAAGCGAGAACCTGCCCCGAATTAGCGGCAGCCTCTTCAACCACCATGCGCTCACGCTTCTCAGAATTCACGTTCATGATTCCGAGCATGGTGAGCGCCTCACCCCAGATCTTGGACTTGGACTCCATGTGCTTGATGGATGAGACTGCCCCCGTACCAGCGTTCTGATTGAGTGGGAAGACACCAATCGTGTTTGCGAGGTTCTCCATTGCGAGATTCTCGGTCCCCCACACAACGGGTTCGCCGTCGTAGATCTTGGAAATGAGGTTCTGAATCGTGAGTCGCTGGTCCTGCGAACACGCAACGATCATGGGGTTTCGCTCGTTGAGCAAGTCGATCTCAATGGTGCGGTCGATCTGTGCCAGTCGCGCGGCGTACGACATGACGACGTCGATCTCCGGCTCACGGATCTGGTTACCCCAGATACACACGGACTCGGAGGCGCGAACCTCTCTCGAGTAGATTCCATTCCGATTGACGCGATAACCCGTCGGGTTGTCCTGGATGTCGAGTGGTCCACTAATTGCCGCGGGCATTGACATAAACATCTCAAACAGTGTATCGAAGTAGAAGAGACTGAACCCATTATTGAAGATAGTGGCTTCAATGAAACGTGGGTCAATCCCATTAGGCAACCCCTCCCAGGTAAACCGGGACAAGCATTTTCCCATGAGTTGACGTCGATACATGTACTCCAACTGAGCCTGACGGTGCTCTGACGCCGACGGCTTTGCGGCCATAATGTCAGCGTAGATTCCGTGCTTCACATAGTCACGCTTCTTGTTAGTCAATTAATCTCACCTTCACATCCCTGTTGATCCTGTTGTTACGGATATTGACTGTGCCCATCCGCTGGGGAGACCTCCACACAGTCACACCCTTTTCGAAGATACCCCTGATTGTACCCTTAAATGTCTCAGGCATGTCGGCTCGCTCCAAATAGCACTCAGCCAACTTCCAATACGTGAAATCGGTCATCAGGGTGAGCGTGTCAGGCATCTTGATCCACACATTCATGAGGTACCCGTAGCGCAGCCAGAAATCGCCGATCCTACGCATAGCAGCCTCGGAAAGGAACCGTACGCGGCAGTCGATGACCATGTTGTTGGCGACCATGGCGGATACGTATCCAGACGTCTGGCCGACGACCGACGGTGGAATGACCTGCATGTCCTGTCGCTGTCCGTTGATCGACGCAATGGCCGCCTCATAGTCCCCATTGGCAGAGAACTGAGCCAACTCATAGTTCGTGTCGCGCACCGTCCGCTGCTGCTGCTGAGAGATCTGTGAGGACCCCGATGCGAGCTGATTCTGAATGTTTGCGGTCGACTGTGCCTGACTATTGGAGATCATGGCCGAGATGCCTGCTGTAGCGGCCTGGCCCAGCCCTGCACCGACGGCCTGCCCGTTGAGTCCAGCGACACCACCAAGGGCCGTCATGCCGCCCTGAACGGCTTGGACAGTGGCTCTCATATTGTTGTAGCGGGACTGAGAGTCCGCCATTGCAGAGTTGCCCCACATGCTGTTCTCCGCACCCGCCTGAGTAGCCGCGATCCCCGCGTTGGCGACGTCTCGACTGGCGACGGCGGCGCGCTGGGCGCGCTGCTGCTGCCATCGAGCGGAGTTCACCTGGGCCGCGGTAGTGTGTGCAGACCCCGCCAGCGCCGACAGTGCAGCGTTATTCACGCTAGAGAAAGTGGGCAAGGAGGTGTATCCCGTGACAGAGTCCCACATTTCGCCGTTGTCGTCAGCGACGGCGCCGGATGTGATGTGAACGATCTTCGACTCCCAAATCGTGTTGTAGTCCTTAATCGTAAAGAACAGCGACGGATTAGGGGGAGCGACGTGCGAGTACTGCCTAAGACCGATTCCCTTAGTCATCACAGACTCGGGACGAAACTCAACAGGATTACCCGTATACGTAGTCAATTCGAGAATCATGTATGGGGCGGTGCAGAACTTCCGCAACTCACGATAGGCGACAGGGAGAAGAGAAAGCATCTCATCTCTAAAAGACGCCTGAGTAAGTGGCATATCAAGGGTGATGTTCACTTCGCCGCGCTGAAGATGAGTCCATTCGGCAACGTTTGAACCAGAACCGACCTTGACCTTGTTTCCAACCTTACCATTAATGACGTTCTTCGGAACGAACGTAATTGATCCAATTCCCTGAGCAACCCAAGGGAATGAGGACAGGCCTGTCATTCCTGTTTTGAACTGGTCGGCAGTACACACGTAAACGCTAACCCCGTTAGGCAGTCCCTCAACATTAGATGGGTATGCCATGTTGACTTTAGGGTCGGTGGCAGAACCATAACCGAGAGCGTTGTTGAGATTGATTGTTGACGTAACAACAATGCTGTAGTCGTTCTTAGGAAGGTTCGCCAGTTCGCGGCGATAGGTGCGCATAACACGATGCTCGCCACCCATGTCCAGCCCCTCGGGCTGAGTAAGCCACTCCTTCCCAAAACGATCAAAAGAGTCCTGAGCAACGAGACCGAAATGACCCCGCTCAAGATATGAGCGACCAAAGGTAACTCGCTGGTAGTAGGTGGACCACACGTCAAGTTGGAGAGTCAGTTGGGTTGTGTTAGGGGCAATGTAGTCGACACTGGTAATGAAGTAGAAAAACGCGTGAGGAACATACCCGTCAAAACCAATATTGCTGACGGGGCGCCCCGGGTTCTCAACGAGCACATAGTTGTAACGATTCGCGCGCGTAAAAGGCGTGGGGATTCGAATAGGCCTACCCTGAGCAAGGTAGGTCATCTGGTTGATCTCAACCTTGAGCGAGTCGTTGAAAGACTTCACATACTGGTAAGGCGTGTGCCCATAAGCCTCCCAATCAATAATGTCCCTGTAAGTGTTGTCAAAAGGGACATTGACCATCGTGATAACCGAGCCCGCAGACCACACAGAATAATCGAAAGAAAGTCCTGCACTAGTTTCCGGCGGGGCAGAGTAAATCTGATTCATATTTCCTCCTTCAGGTAAGAGTATAGCAAGACGGGGCACGTGATGCCACGCGCCCCGCCTTATTGATGTCGAATTACTTCTTGACCTCGATAGAGATCTCTTTAGTTGCGGGCTTGTTCCCGTTCGCACCCTTAGTGTCAACCTTAACACCAAGCTTGAGGAAGCCCGCAGGCTCATCAATTCCGATGCTAATGACACCATCATTGCTAATCATGGTGGCCTTGCTCTTCTTGTCAGAGATGTACCAATCAGTAGCGTATCCCTTATTGGCAGGAGCCGTCTTCCACGCGATGCTCGCCTGACGCACGGCGCCAGGAGACATGACCGTTGAAGCCTTGCCAGCCTGATCGGTGACCGTGATGTCCTGAATCTCGGCGTTCGTCTCCGCCTTAGGTGTCACGATAATTGTGTTGGGCTTGGTACCGAACGCAATAGCCGGAGTGAACGGAGATGTCGAGAGCACGGACCAGTGGTGGAGCCAGTAGTTATCATACAGACCCTCAGGGTTGCTGATGGAGCGGTTCTCAAGGAGCACATCGCGAATCAGCAGGAAGTCCTTAGTCGTCAGAATGGCACTCGTGTCATCGAGACCCAGTGTCTCCTTGGGAATGGTGATGATGTGTGACGGAGCCTCCGCATCGGCCCGGTTGAAGGCGGCCGACAGTGAGGTGACGTCGACGTTGGCCTTGAACTCGGGCGTGGCAACGATAACCAGGTCCTCGGGGCGAGCGAAGGAATGCACTCCGGCCGCGTTGTAGGCGGGCGTCGGGTACATCATCTTGTTCGCGGCGATTCGCAGAGCCTTGAGCGCGCCGTCGGTCTTCACCTTGTCGTTCTCGATGGCATTCAGGTCAGAGATCTGCATACGGAAGAACCCGTGCTTCTCTTCAAACGTGCGGAAAAGGCTGGTCATGTGCAGGAACTCAGACCACTCATCCGAGGACGCGGCAACGTTCATCGTCTGCGAAAGCATTGATGAGAGGCCGTTCTCGGAAAGGAAAGCGCGGCGAAGAACATCTCGGTTAAAGGTGACCTTAAACTTTTCCTTACGATTAATCGTGTGAAAAGCGCTCTTAGCCGGAGGTGGAGCCTGACCAAAAACGTCGCGCTCAAGGTAGTCGCGGTTCTCCTCATAGATGGTGGGTCGAATGAGGTCCATGTGAACCTCTTCGATGGTGTCACCGAAGTTCAGCATTCCGCCCTTGAAAATGGCGAGCGGGTTCTTCCACGTAATGTCGCGGATGATCTCCGAACCAATGCGGTTAAACAGGGCGGAGAGGAACTCATTCCGGGTGATATTGTCAGACATGATTCCGGCGATAGTCTCCTGGATATTCGCCTTAGTGGCCTCAGGAATCATCTCCTGGTAATCGCGGCGAGCATCACTGCGAATGGCGTTGAGCATGTCGACGTTGGTAACGTCACTACGAAGTGCGGGCATTTCTTGTTTCCTCACATACTAAAAAGGTCGTTGATTGACTTGGGCTTCCAGTCCCCATCCGGGACTTTACTGTCTCCGCCAGATGAGAAAAGGCTGGTCAGCCCGGCGAGAGTCTTGGCTGAATTTGCGGTGTTCTTTACCGCCTCTCTATCGATTCCTAGCGAGTCCATTGTAGCATTCGCTCCCTCTCGAATGCCATTACCAGCAACGTCGACGGCGGCACCACCAACTTCGCCGACACCCTTCAGGACAGCCTTGGCGTCGTCGGCGGTCGCGCTAGTGGCCGCCTTGACGTCGTCGACAGTCATCTCCTTCGACCCCGGAACGTCATCGCCAGCATATGGGTTGCCGGTCTCGCGCTCGGTGGGAGTGAGTGCGTTAGAAAGACGTCCCTCCAGTTCTGTCTGTAGGGCACTGACCTTATCGCCGAAAACCTGCGTGAGATGTTCCCACGCGGCCTTCGTATCCTTAAAAGGATCCTGCTTCTCTGGGTCCTTAGGAGCTCCCCCAAGCATGTTGCCGTCGCCGGGAGACACCGCTTTCTTGTCGCCGTCGCTGTCGCCCGGATCATAGACGTCCTCCCCCTTCATCCCAGACTCTGCCTTCTGCTCAGGCGTGAGATTCTGGGCAGCCTTATTGCGGGTCTGGGCGTCCTCCATAGACTGTGTTGGGTCACCCTCAGTTCGGCGCTCATTCAGAGAACGACCGCCGTGCTCAGCCTTATCCGTCTTGATGGACTCAACATTCTTGGCATCCACCTTAGCCTTATTCGCCTTGCGCTGAGACTCATTCATCGGCGTACCATCAGGGTTAAGACCCTTTAGCGCATTCTTCTCAGCATCCGACATTGCCATTTTATCCTCCTAAGAAAGGTAGGCTAGGAACTTACGTTCCTAGCCTACCACAATACCCAATATCAGTCAGTGTCACGAGGGACCTGCAAGCCATTCCGCAGCGAGCCCTTATCACCGGGGTGCATCTCGAGCGGGCCTCGGATCACTTAGACGACTTGGGAGCGTGGGCAGCGAGATAGTCCACAAGGGCGTCTCGCACAATGTCAGCCTCATCGCGGCGCTCAGTCCAGTGCTGCTCATCAATATCGGCGATGAGCGCCTTAGGGAGACGAACCTTGAAAGTAGCCTTGTCGCTAACCGGTCGAGCCATGATTACCATCCTAATCTATCTTGAGTGTGAAAGTTGTGTCCTTAAGAACTGTTCCTCCTGGAACCCTTACAGGAATTAGTTTACCACCCCATTGCCCACCCGTCAACATGTCATTCATAGTTAATGTGGCGGCCACTTGGCGGGGCATTCCTGCAATGTGTACGTCTAGTTTACCATCAATCTTCTCCGCGTACTGCTTTGCTCGGATATATACCGCTTCTGTGAAGTTTCCCTCATGCTTCCACGCACCCAACTCAACCGGATCGACCCACAGTGACTCTGGTGGTTCTGTGGGGCCTATAAGGTGTAATGAGTCGGTGTCCGCGTAAGCGAAGGTGTCATAGTTGTCCTGTGCGGCGCTGATTGTCTTCTTTCGAGCATAAGCCGTAATGAACACGCCCATTGGAGTATAAACGGGGTCTCGTGTCTCGGCAGCATTCATTTCCAGTGCAACGCGATTGTGTCGTAGTACAGGGTGTTTTCCGGTAATATCTGGGTTGGTTGCGAATTTTCCATAAAGAGAGTTTAGATGTAGTTTTGCGATCTGTCGTAGTCCGCCTTCACTGTTTTTCTTGATCTCCATGAAGTGGTCAACATATTTATCGAAGAAACCGTGTGATCCGCGAAATTCGAAGGTTCCATCCCATGATAAAATTTTCATGTCATAATGCTTTTGCCATAGTTCAATATCAATATTTGTTGCAACTACAGTTGTGGGTTCCTTGATTTCGGTTAGATATGCTGTAGGGTTAAATGACAGATTCTTTTTGATCTGGATACAGGGGATATGGTTTTTCTTTAACTTTGCGGTAAACGTTATTGAAGCGATGTACAATGGGCGGTCCGTGGTTGGCCCACCCTCTGAGTAGAGTGGTTCTCCGTAGGGGAGTAGTGCTGTACGCATCACTGAGGGGTACAGTGAGTTGACGTCATATACACTTCCAGGACCGTTCAGTTTCTTCGCAAAGCGAGGATCTGCGTAGGTGAAGCCGCCGCGATATGCCTTCCTGATCTCTGAATCGATCTCCGGTGAGAGGATGGGAAAGCGTCGAATAAAGAGTTTCCCCGTCATCTTCTTGTATGTTGCCAGCGAGTCGCTGCCCGCCGTCAGTTTCGTCATCTTCTCAGCAAACTGAACTTCAAGCGCTTGTGCCACAATAGCAACATCGTTCCGCTGATAGCGACGTTCTTGTTCTGTTGGGATATATCCTATGGGGCGAGGTTTATCGTAATCAATTTCAAGTTTCTGGTCATGTAAGTTGAATGCTTTTGCAATCGCTGCCACCGACATTGGCAATTTCTTGAGAGAGTCTCTAAATTCAACGCGGTAACCAGTATCAAACACCACCGTAATGGAGTAGAACTTACCCATACGCGAAATTAGTGAATTGAACTGTTTTACGCCCGGATTGTCCTTCGTCCATGTGTACCCATGCTTGAGCAACCAATCCAGGATAAAGGCGCCATCGAAAGCAAGATTGTGAAAGTAAATGTGTGCAGCACGCCCGGCGACGTGATGCATGAACCCATCAATAGACGTGCCGTCCACATAGTCATTCAGTTTTCCAACCTTGATGATTCCCCAAGACCAAACCCGACAATCGTCCTCGAGCGTGGTTGTTTCGAAGTCGGCGCAATATGAAGGAACCTTTTTGTGGCTACGCTTAACGCTTTGACCGGCGACGGCCGCGGCGCTTGTTGATTGGCGAGCCACTGAAATCGTCCTCCGGTCTAATCTTCACTGACTTAATATCGTCAAGTAATGACAATATTGATGAATGAGCATTTTCAGCGTCGTCATACCAGACGTCCTCATTTGCTCTACGTTTTTCGAAATATCCTTCTTTGGCTGCCTCGTACATGAGAGATAGCTGATTGGCAAAATCGCCATTCACTGTCCACATAAGCCAAAGCACGTCATCTGGGATATCGGTCAAAATATCATATAGTGTTGGATCGCCAATCACGTCGAGCATTGCGGCGATCTGCTGCTTGGCTGCCGTCAACTTTTCTGCCTTAGCGGCTTTCGACAAGTTGTCCAAAATGACGTTTGTCTTAGATCTCATCGCTTCAGCAGAATCAAAATGAATCGTTCTCTTGTCCGGATTCATTCGCTCAAGTGCATAATGTGATCCACCACTAAGATATGTTTTACTAGGCCTGAAGTCGCGTATCCAGTCACCGACAGTGAGGTCGCCCATATAAGGCAATTTCGTTCCCGACACGCTCCGCTCGTATGCCGCTATATCCTCATTATAGCGTCGTACAGCATCACGATAACGACGAACGTCCTTAGCAGAAATGGGATTACCTTTACTGTCACGATAATACCAAACACTATCAGAATTATTAAACTCACTAAGACGCTCAAGTTCTCGTGCCGCATTCTTCAAAGTCACCTTCCCGACCGCAGACTTACCCAAAGGATCAAACTTGGTCCCCCGAATATCTGCGCCGTCACCAGTAGTAGCCATCTTATACATTTTCCGCACAGCCCGGTCACGCTCAACCTGAAGCAGATCCCGTGCCTGTTCCAACTGAGAACGATGCTGCTCGCGAGCCGCAGTCTTGGCAGACTTAATCTTGGCTGGACCAGAAGACATCTCCCCCAACGTATCAGGAAGACCGAGATTCCCCGACAGATTCAGTCCACCAACAAACTCGCGAATCTCGCCAGCCGTATTACCAGCACGCTTAGCGCCACGCTTAAACGCCCGATAATGTTGACCCCACTTCGACTTCACCATAACAAGACACCCCCTGCCCCCTAAGGGGCAGGGGGCACCATTATTCTATCCGACTCAGGCCAGTGTCACAGTCGTGTACTCACGACCGCGCCCCGATTTAGCCGAACCAATCTCCACGGCCACGGGCTCCGGCCATGACTTCACGTCGCCGAGGATGTCCACGAGGCGCTGAATCTGAGCGACCACAGTCTGAGACGAAGTCCCGAACGCGGCACCGTCCTTGTCGATCACCGTGATCGCTCGGCGGGTCTCAACCTCGCCAGTGTCCGTGTCAACGACATCATCCTCAGTAATGACAATGTCCTTGATCTCAATGGTCTTGCCGCGCAGTTCCTTGAAAGAGACCGCAGAGTTCTGGGCAGTGAAGAAAGCCTTCTTGCCAGCGAAGTCATCAGAGAGAGAAGAGTAAACAACAGCCATGATAGTTTCCTTTCGTGTATGGCTCGATTTCATTTAGTGTTCTGGTATTACCCGTCCAGCCGGGAATCTATTAGAAGAGTGGTTCTGATTCAATATCCTCAGGAATCAGAATGAATCCTTCGCTTGTGAGTGCCATGCAGACGATTGATGGTGTGCTCACTTCCTCTTGGAATGATAGTGAGTGCTCTGGAACTGATAGTGTGTGGCTGAAAGTTGTTGTGCCTCTGTGAACCATAACATCCCTATTAGTTCCTTGAATTTTGAATCTACGAGTGTTCTTGTTTGCGGTAGCGTACCTCGAAACCAAGAATCTCTTAGATTTAAGTCGCTCATCGTAAGCCCTCACATAAAAATCATGATCAATGTGAAAATCCCAGCCACCCACAACAACCAACTCCCAACCCTAGGAACCGCCTTCGCAGCAATCATACCCCCAGCGACACCGACAGCAATCCGGCTCGCACCAATGCGGTCGCCATCACTCCGCACATAATGAGTAGCGTAGTCTTCAACATTGCCAACAGAATTGTGTCGTTCATTCTCAGTATACCCCATTTCCTTGTCCATCCAAATCAGTTCGCCATTCATGTACTCCCACATGTCACTCACGCCTTCCAGCCATCTTAGTAATGAAGTCAATTGCTCTGTCAATAGTGTCTGGACTACTGATTGTAATCTCATCTCCGCAAGTCAACACCCACTTGTTTGCCATCTTTACAGCCCTAACCTCTCGACCGTTGTGGTAGAACTGAACTGAGTGGTATCCAATCACTGTCAAGCATGAGTGCTTGTAGTTCATTAAGAGGTTGTCGATAACGTTCATTCTGTTGGCTCCAGTAGATCGATCAGGAACTTTGCGGTTTCGACAACGTCGCGAGGATCGATGTTAATCTTCATCCACTTAATTTGGATGTAAATCGTGTCATCGATATGAAACGCTGTGATGTTTTGGTTGTTGATCTTAAAGTGAATACTCGGTCCTGTTCTGCCAACATAGTATTCACTCCAGATCCCGATCAGCGCCTTCATCTCTGCGCTTAGAAGCACTTCCATTGC